GTGCGAGCGCGGTTGCATCCGTCGCTGATGATTAAGGACATTGTTTGTTCGGAGGTGAAGAGATGACAACAGACGAATACCGCGCGCTTGTGGAAGGCGGGCCTGTTGTGGTGATGGTGGCGAAGGCGGACATGCTGAGGCTGTTGGATTGGGCCGAGTTTGGGCGTCAAGCAAGCGTAACGCTTCGGGCAATCCGAATCAGCGTTATGTGCGGCGATGCTGCTGATGCGATGACGCATCTTGACCGACGCATAAAAAAAGCGCCGGACTTTTGCCAATGACCGCCCGTGATAACCGCGAGCCTTATGAGCCGCTCATCTGCGCCGAGGCCGGCATGGCCCAACTGTATGCTAAAGAAATGGCGGACAGGTTAGCACATGAGAACGCTTTGAAAATGGCGGGCAAACTTGGCGAGTATGCCAGGGAGCGCGAGGCGCGGTTAGTCCAAACTTTTTGGAGATTAATTGCGGCTTTGGTTGTGATTATCTTTTTGCTGGCGGTATTCGCATGACCCGCGCTGCGCCAGAGCGTGCCATCCAGATCGCCATTAAGCGCCGCTTGGCCCTGTCTGGCGTGGTGTGTCACCATTCGCCCAATGCCGCCAAGCGCAGCGTGATCGGCGGCAGGATGCTAAAGGCAGAAGGCATGATTACGGGCTGGCCTGACCTGACGCTGGTAGGGCCTGACAAGCGCATCGCGTTCCTTGAGGTGAAGGCCGAGAAAGGCCGCACGTCAGCCGCGCAAGACGACTGCCTCGCCATGCTGCGCCGCATGGGGCATGACGTTGCGGTTGTGCGGTCGCAGGATGACGCGGTGCTGATGTTGCAGGAATGGGGATGGAACGTGAGATGACCCCCGAACCCATCCCATCCACCCTCGAAGAGCGCCTTGCCTTCTATGAGCGCTTCGCCCGCAACCTTGCCGAGCGCGTGCCGGACCCGGTAGAGGACGCCGAGCGCGAGGCGCATTTTGAGACATGGAAGCGAAAAGGCGCCAAGAAATGAGCCTAACAACGTCCGCCCTTTGGCTTGCCGAGGAAATGCGCCTGCCGGTCTTTGCGTGCGGTCATGACAAGCGGCCCGTGACGCAACACGGCTTCCATGACGCCACGCGCGACCCGTCAGAGATCAAGGCGCAATTCGGCACCCCAGGCGCGGCGATGATTGGCGTGCCGACCGGGCAAGGCGCCGGTTTTTTCGTGGTGGACCTGGACGTAAAGAATGGCGGGCAGGGCTTGGAATGGCTTGCGGCAAACCAGCACAGGCTACCGGACACGCGCCGACACAAGACACGCTCCGGCGGGGTTCACCTGCTATTCGCCATGCCCCAGGGCCGGATCATTCGCAACAGCGCGGGCCGGATCGCGGCTGGCGTGGATGTCCGCGGCAACGGCGGCTACATCATCGCGCCCCCAAGTCCTGGCTATCTGGTGGATGAAGCCATGGCGCCCGCGCCTGCGCCGGCATGGTTGCTGGATCTGATAGACCCGCCCAAGGCGCCAGAAGCCCCGCGCCCAGCACCCGCGCCCCGCCAATCCGGCGACGGCACGCGCTACGGCATGACCGCCCTAGACAATGAGTGCCAGGCCATCCTAAGCGCGGCGGACGGCGCCAAGCATGACACCCTAAACCGCGCGGCGTTTAGCATCGGCGGACTGGTTGCGGCAGGCGAATTGATTGAGGGCCCAGCCTTCGCCGCGCTGGCATCGGCGCTGGCAGGCATCCGGCACCGCTGCGAGGATTACCCGGCGGCGCAGAAAACCCTTGCCGGCGCATTCCGCGCAGGCATGGCCAAGCCCCGCGAAGCCCCGCCGCGCTTGGTCCGCCGCATTGTGGAAGAATACCGCGAGACGCGCCCGGAGCCGCCGCCCAGAGACGCGCCGCCAGACCATTGGAGCGCGGAACCGGATCCGGACGTAGGTCTAGAGCCTGAAAAGGTGGCGCCCAACATCAAGCTTACCGGCCTGCCGCTGATCTATTTCCAGGACGTGAAGCCTGCCCTGAAATCTGAGGATTTCATCGAGGGCTTGCTGATCAAGGCCGCCATGTCCGTAACCTATGGGCCCTCAAATTGCGGCAAGACGTTCTTCATGGCGGACCTGGCGCTTCATGTCGCGCTTGGGCTGGAATGGCGCGGGCGTGAGGTGGAACGCGCAGGCGTGATCTACTGCGCCATGGAAGGCGCCCACGGCATTCAGAACCGCGTGGCAGCCTTCGCCCTGACGTGCGGCCTGGCAGGGCAGGAAATCCCCTTTGCCATTATCCCGGTGGCGTTAAACTTGCTGGACCTGGAAGCGGACACGTCCCGGCTGATAGACGCCATCAAGGAAGCCGCCGCCCGCATGGCGATCCCGGTCGGGCTTGTGGTCATGGATACCCTGAGCCGCGCCATGGCCGGGGGCAATGAAAACTCCCCGGAGGATATGGGCGCCCTGGTGGCCAATTCCGACCGTATCCGGCAGGCAACCGGCGCGCATGTGGCGTGGATACACCACAGCGGCAAAGACCAAGCCCAAGGCGCCCGAGGCCATAGCCTGCTGCGCGCCGCAACCGATACCGAGATCGAGATCAGCCGCGCCGACAATGACAGCCCGTCAATCGCCCGCGTCACCAAGCAGCGCGAGCTGGAGATCGACGGGGTTTTCGGCTTCACGCTCAAGCGGGTGGAATTGGGCCTAAACCATCGCGGCAAGCCGGTCACGTCATGCGTGGTGGAACCTACCGATGACCGCCCCGCCAAGCCGCGCGTTAGCCTGACCAATGGCGAGGCCATGGCGCTACGCATCCTGCATGACGTGATGGCCACACAGCCCTGCCCGGTGCCCTACCAGGCCGCCCAAGCGGGCGTGACCGTCGCCACAAGCAAGCACGCATGGCGCGAGACATTCTTCGCGCGTTCAACCGCTGATAGCCATGAGGCGAAGAAGAAAGCGTTTAACCGGGCAGCCGATGGGCTTGCCCAAAAGAGCCAAATAGGGGTGCATCATGACACGGTTTGGGCAGTCTGAAATGGTAATCGCGCGCAACCAACTATCACTTTTTACCCCTGAAACTAGCCGGGACATACCGGGACAAATCGGGACAAATCGGGACAATTACCCCCCGGCTGATGCCCCGCAGTCGGGACAATCTGGAACCCCCCCCCTAAAGGGGGGGGTCCAATGTCCCGCCGGGACAGGGGTGGGAATGTCCCGGTCCCGTCCCGTCCCGGCTGAAGGAATTACAAAACGAAACGAAAGCGCAGATGGCGATTTTGACCCCGCCCGCAATTACCCGACCCCGGCCAGCATCAAGGCGGCCTTCGACGCATGGGACGCGGAACATGCGGCATGGGTGGCAGCCGGGATGAACGGCGATTACCCGCACCCGCCTGCCGGCCTGACTTCCGCCATTGCCTCCAGGCTGATCCCGCGCCGCACCCCCCAGCACGGCAAGCGGTGGCGCTGATGGACCTAACTCCTGCCCAAGTGGCGCGTGCCCATGCCGATGATGCGCTTGCCGAGGACTGTTTGCGCCGCGCCAGAGCCGCCCAGGACGGCTTGCAGCATCCGAAGCTAGACCAGCCTAGCCGGGAATACCTGGAAGGGCTTGTAGCGCGGTTTGAAGCCCTTGCGGCGCGGTTGAAAGGAAGTTAGACATGAATGGAGCTATCGCCATGCCAAAGCCGAAACCCGCGCGCGCGCGCGGACGCCCCGAAAAGCCCATAACCCTGGATTTCGGCCCTGCCCAGCGCCTGGTGAATGGCACGGCGTGGCTTGCCTACCGAGCGGACCCTGAAAACCCTGGACGGCCTTCTGTGAAGGCGGCAGGCGCCAAGGTGATCTATCACCAACTATGGCTTGCCGGGCACTTGACGGATGAACAGCACGAGGCGGCAGATCGTTATCTTCACCGGCTAGAGGTGGCAGGCGGCGCCAAGGCCGACGCACGTGGCGGCGGCGGGGCTGGATACGGGCCGACCGCTGCCCAAGTCGCGGCATTGGCTGACTTGCGGATCGCGGACGCGGTTATCGGGCCTTTGCCCCTGGTGAAGGCGGTTGTGACCGTGATCGGCTGGAATATCTGGCCACCGGATTTGCAGGTGCGGGATTTCAAGGGCGCAATGCAGCGCGTGGCTGATGGATGGGGGATGTGATGAATACTTGGTGGGCGGCTCAATCGTGCGGTGAGATCGTTTTCGAGGCCGCGCGCATTGCCAGCCGAAAAGGCGAGGAAGTGCGGTGCAATTTTGTTTTGATGGATTGCGAGGTGTTTGTGCGCCCAATGGCGGCGCCGCGCCCGCATCCCGCGTATTTTTGGCTTGGGGCGGGGGCGGAATAAACCCCTTGACAGCCCCCTGATTTATTTGTAGGGGGGCTTTATCATGAGTTTTCTGCGCCCGGAGCCGGAAAGGCTGCCGGGCTTTTTTATGGGCAAGGCGTTAATCTGACATGGCAAACCACCTTCAAAGGGCGCCCAATTTCCCGCCCTACAAAGTGGCGCGGGTTGCAAACCTGATCCCGTATGCCCGAAACTCTAGGACGCATTCAGACGAACAGGTGGCGCAGATCGCGGCCTCAATCCGGGAATTTGGCTTCACCAATCCTGTGCTGGTGGATGGCGAGCGTGGCATCATTGCTGGCCATGGGCGGGTGCTGGCGGCGCGCAAGCTGGGGCTTGATGAAGTCCCGGTGATTGAATTGACGCACCTGACCGAAACGCAGCGCCGGGCTTATGTGATCGCGGACAATAAGCTGGCGCTCAATGCCGGGTGGGATTTGGACCTGCTCAAGGTGGAATTACAGGAGCTTGACGGCAAGTTTGACCTTGCTCTGACTGGCTTTAATGCTGGCGAATTGGCGGCGATGTTTGACGTTCCAAACTTCGAGCCGGGCACTGAGGACCAGCAAGGCAAGCTGGATGAATTGGCGCCGAAGCTCGTGCAATGCCCGCATTGCGGCCAAGAATACGACTTGCGTGAACATGGCCAAGGCTGATCTTCGGATTGACTGGGCAACGCATGAAGCGGCCCGGTATGCGTGCGAGAATTGGCATTATAGCAAGACGGTGCCGGCCAACAAAAGCGCCAGGGTTGGCGTTTGGGAGCGCGGTGAGTTTGTTGGGGTGATTGTTTTTGGTCTTGGCGCAAGTCCAAGCCTTGGAAAGCCTTATGGCTTAGAAGGCAATCAAGTTTGCGAATTGACGAGGGTTGCTCTTAAAACTCACGCCAATGCGGTAAGCCGCATGGTCGCTATTGGGTTGCGGTTTATTAAAAAGCAATCGCCGAAGTTGCGCTTGGTGGTGAGTTTTGCGGACCAGTGGCACGGGCACCATGGGGGGATATATCAAGCCGGGAATTGGGTTTATTCGGGCTTAACGGCGCCCGCGCAGATGATCCGCTTGCCAGATGGAAGAACAGCCGACCCTCGCCGCTTCAATGGTCATGGCCACAATGCGCCAAAACCAATTCCGGCAGGCGCTCAAATTGTAAAAACGCCGCCTAAACACCGCTACCTAATGCCGCTTGATGAAGCGATGCGCGCTCAGATCGCGCCGCTTGCCAAGCCATATCCTAAGCGTGCGAAAGAACAGGCCGGCGGGCACCCCTCGCCGCTGGGTGGTGTAACTCCAACCCGCACGCTCCAGAGTAACAGCCATGCCCCGTGAGTTATTCACCCCGACCGACGAACAGCGCGGCATGGTTAAAGCCTTTGCGGCCTATGGCGTCCAGCAAGACGAGATCGCCAAGTATCTTGAGATTGATCCCAAGACGCTGCGAAAGCATTTTCGGCGCGAGCTTGACGTGGGCAGCATCGAGGCAACGTCCAAGGTGGCGCAGAGCCTATACAAAGCCGCGATAAACGGGAATATCGGCGCTGCGATCTTCTGGATGAAAGCGCGCGGCGGTTGGCGCGAAAAGCACGATATTGATGTAACCAGCCAGGGGCAGCGGCTAGGCTATGTCATCATGGCGCCGGCAGAGGCAGAGGACGCCGAGGTATGGGCGAAACAGCATCAGCCCCAAGCGTAGTTTGGAAGCCGCAGAAAGGCCCGCAAACGGCGCTGCTGACCTGCCCGGTCTTTGAGGTTTTCTTTGGTGGGGCACGCGGCGGCGGCAAGACTGACGGCATGTTGGGCGAATGGGCCGTGCACGCTGACCGCTACGGCAAGCATGCCATCGGCCTGATGGTCCGCCGC